ATCAATTAGTTCGAATGCCACACTGCCATATTATAAAATTAAATAAAGAAAATAAAGAAAATTAATCTAATTTTAAGAATAAATAAGATATAATAACGATAAATAAGAATAGAAAGCGAGTATTATAATATGATTATGACCTATCACGCCTTACGTTCGGCGTTCCCAGCAACTACACTAGCTAATAGTTTTTATATCCAGCAAAGTAAAGTTAAAATACGGGCAATTAATACTAGACCACAAAATGCGTCCGTGCCTGCTCTATATCCTGCCGGCATACCAACCTATGAATACGCATTGCAAACCTATGCTAACGTATCAAAGAAAATAATGGACACAATTAATAGCGTATATAAGAAAAACTATAAAATGGATATATTCCTAGAGCCTCAAGACTTTTTCATAGTTCATCAAGATAAAGAATTGTTTGACTTGCTAGCCCAGGACGTGCAGGAGTTTATAGCCGCGTTCGTAAGCCAGATAGGGACCCAACTACCTCCAGTGCCTGACCCTGAAGCTACTTATAGCAATTTATAAAGGCTGGTAATGGCTACAACAGACACAGAATTGGCTAAAGTGCCAAACTATACAGATATATTCTTTACCGTGCCGCTCACAGCTCAAACGCTAGAGCGTAAGCCTGATGGTAAAAAGACAGACCCAGGGTTTCCACAAAAAGGGTGGCTACAATACACCACAACTAGAAACACACAAAACACGCCCTTACTCTGTGCGATAGCCCGCCACGACTTTATCGGCATAGATGTGGATAATACCACCTTGTTTGAACAGCTACTAACTGCGGATAACTATTCAGCGGACTACATAGCTAAGAGCGACCTCAAAGGTGGGCATATTCTCTACGCATATAACGAGGAGGACGCACAAGAATTAACACAGATACGTAAATGGGCTAAGCGGGCACATATAGATATACAGCTAGATAACTCGCTAATATACCTAGCTACGCCTGCAAACCACACTAAAACTCTACTTACTCCGCCACTAACCCAGCTACCGCAGAAACGCATACCGCTGGCTGTTAAAGCTCTCGTGTATATGGCGGCGGCTAAGGCACAACTACTAGCTCAGAACGAAACCACAACACTAACCACGGCGGGAGATTACAACCCTGACCTCTTAGTGAACAGCACGTTAGGTTATATTCTTAACGTTAATAATCTTAAAAGCCTGCCAGAGAAAGAACTAGCTCAGGCGATAGATAAGATAATACCTAAGAAGCTGGAGTATAGGCACCCACGTGATGTCCCTAACGGAGAGGGCACAGCGTGGATGACGTCCATACGGTTTAAACTAGCTCAGGACCCATCCGTCTCCAAAGAGCAGTTTCAGGACTTTATGCTCCTGCTTAACTCATTGTGGCAAAGCCCGATGCCTGAGGAGCGTGTTATCCACGACTGTAACTATGATATAAATAAACGCCTTAATCCACTCACTAACAGACCACTGTGGCAGTATAATCCAGACTGGGCGAAAGAAGGGTTTATATACGAGAATGAGTATAGCGACGTTATAGAAATACTCTTCGACCCTGTTAAACAGCTGTATATCCACCACAATAGGCAGACTGGAGAATACCACACCTACGACAAGACATCAAGTGTTATAAATACCGTCCTGACTGAAAGCAAGCTACGGCTTAAAGTAACTACCGAGAAGCTTCTGAAAAAGGTCCGCGTTATTACCATAGTTCATACGCCTGAATATCCAACAGGGCTTATACCGCAAGTTCAGAAAGACCCGCTGTTTAACACATATCAGCCGAGCGAGGGCATAAGGATATTGCGTGGAGAGCTTGAGCCTACGAACCTAAGGCAGCCTGAAACTATCTTAGCTCTGCTCCGTCATCTAATCCCAGACGAGGGCAACCGCGACCGCTTTTGTAGGTTCTTGGCACGTAAGCACTCTACCTACGACCACTCAGACCTCTACTTCGTGTTTGCGGGTGTGGGTGGAGCTGGTAAAAATATGTTCATAGATAACGTCCTGCCTTATTTCTCCACAAACGAGCGTATATATAAAGTAAATGTGTCATCGCTCACTAACGGGTTTAATAAGTGGATGGGAGAAACAGACTACGCCATAATAGATGAGGCTGGAGAAGGAGATACTAAGAACGAGCAGGCGAAGCTGGTGGCAGAACTAAAGAAAATTACTGGCAGCCCACTAGTTTCGATAACTAAGAAGGGTAAGGACACGACTGCACCTCAACGCCACTATATGACGCCGATACTGAATACGAATATGCAGACTAAGCTGATAACCGATATAGCCCAGAATGACCGCCGTTTAGTTTTGTTTAAATGCCCTACTAAACTAGCTAAGGTATATCCTGACACTACTGCGTTCTATAATGCACTAATATCAGACTTGCCACACTTTGCGGCGTATTTACGCTCGCTGAAACCACTATCAAACGATGATTATAAGGATAACTCGAACTGGAAAAACGAGGATTATGCGGAGTATATCGAGGCTACGACCACACCACTAGATAAACTGCTCGAAGCGGCGGAGAATAGGGACCACACTAAACTACTAGAAGTTTTAACGGAGGACTTCGCAGTGCCGATGCAGGATATAGATAGGTTATTTGAGGTTTCGACAGCTGACCAGGCCAGGGCTGTGTTCTACAACACCAGTGCTACTAAAGAGCTGGGGCTACCATCGCTGATTGAGCTGTTAGATAGCCACTACTCAGCCGTAGAGATTAAAAGTAAGATAGGTAAGTATAAACGCAGGGTAACACACTATAAGAATAAAAAGCCGTATAATGTGTATGTGATAGAGTTTAGCCGTCCTTATACAAACTTGGATACGGTTGAGCCTCTATCACAGCCCGATGAAGGTCAAGCGAGCGATAACGATAGCAATAGCGAGATTAAGCTTTAGTTAAGTTTAATTTCGTTATAATATATTTATTAAATAGATAAAGAGAGGATACAATGGACATTAAACATTTTCTATCCGACCCTGATGAAAACGAGGCATTTATAACTGGGCCTGCAGGGAGCGGGAAAACTACAGCCCTTATCGAAGTTGTAAAACAGCTTAATGATATGTGCGTAAAATATAGAGTGGTAGCATATACGCACAAAGCCAAAGATGTGTTAATTTCTAAGCTACCAGACGATACTGATATATCGACCCTACACTCTTGGCTTAAGAAACGCCCGGGTATAAATGAGAAAGCTAAGAGCTTAAAAGCCTTAGTTACTACAATGCAGTTTGGGCAACCTGTGTATATCCAGCTACTAATAGTTGATGAGTTTAGCTTCGTTGGAGAAAAGGACTATTACTCTATAGGTAAGCTCCAAGACCAGCTAGAGCTAAACTACTGGGAACACCCAAATAACCACTGCGAGAATGCTGGCACTACACTACCAGCTAATCCATACAGAAGCCCCGTAGATATACCTGACGATGAGGTAGTCCCTATCTGCGAACATTGCGGTAAGCCATACTCCCGTGTGTGCATACCACCTATAAAAGTTCTATATGTTGGAGATTTAAACCAGCTTAGCCCTGTAGATGGACCATCAGCAGTTTATCCACACGAGCCATACTGGAGAAAACTGACCACAGTTCATAGGACGCATAACACGCTAACCCAGCCGCTTGCATTATTAGTTGATATGATGGAGGGACGTAGAAAGCAGGCGTATTTAGAGCCTACACCTGACTTTATCCGCAAAGTTGATATAGTTGAGCTATATAAACAAGACAAGGACGAGGATAAGATTATGCTGGCTTATACCAACCAGCGTGTGCAGGAGATTAACGCACTAATACAAGGGCGAGCAGAACCTCAACCCGGCGATAAGCTGTATGATAGCTCACTTAAACAATTTATAGAGATTGAGGGTATTCACGACACTTGGAAGTGGGAGTGTAAAACTGTTAATGGTGTTATAAGTCCTGATACCAAATTTAACCCGATGCGGTTGCTTAATAACTTAGATTTTGTTAAGTTTTACCAAATAAGTGAATATGTAGCTATCCCAGCGATTTTCGGTATGTTTGAGAATAAGAAAATCCGCGAGGACATAGGGCGAGAACTAGTAGAGAAAAACAAAGCTGGGCTTGATAGTAAAGCACAATATAGACTTTATAAAACGATTAGCGATTATGTTTCAATATTAGATTTTGCACACTGCGTAACGATACACAAAAGCCAGGGCTCAGAATATAATCACGTTTATGTAGATAGTCAAGACTTAAGCCGATGCTTCGACCAGAACGAGCGTATGCGTTTATTATATGTTAGCATTAGCCGAGCTAGAGAAAAATGCTATTTATCAAATTAAGAAGGGAGAGAAAATGTCTATGATATTAATGGCTTCATTTATGATGTCAATGGCAGTTAGTATGACACTACTTTGGGGTGCTGGAGTTATAAAATCTATGAAGCTTGGTAAAGGACGCCTAACTATTATAGCTACTAATACATTGGTGGTTGTAATAGCTATCATTGGATTATTAGGTCTAGTATGTTCAGCCACAATATTTACAATTTGGCTACATTATGTAATTATGATGTAAGGATAGAAATGAAAGTATTAGGTTATGTATGTGTAGTTATTTTATTAGCTACCTTAATATTTATTAATAAGTTAATAGCTGAGGCTGTAATTATGACGGTGGCTATAAATGATTATAGTTTATGGGCTGTTGTTGTTGTATCTATTTTACTAGGGTTGGTAGTTAGTTTAGCTTTAAGCTCTATAATTTTAAAGCTTATTTATAAAGTTTATAAAAATATATTGTAAAATTACGTTTAATTAAGTAATTTTTAAGATATTATATGATAGAATTATAACATAAATAAAGAGATAGAACGCTCTTAAGATAAATCAAAATCAATTAAACTTGATTTAAGCTTAGATGTGTTATAATCTCTTTATAAATAAAACAAAACATCACAAGGAGAAACAGATGAAAAAGTCTGAAGTTTTTGAGAGGGTTCAAGCTATATGTGCTGCCCACAATCTACCAGCCGAAGTTGTGGCTCAACTAAATGAGTTACTAGAACCTAAAAATGCAGGTCGTTCATTTAACTGGGACGATATAGTTCGCAAAGATGAAAATGGTAACGTTGTAGAAATGCAATGTGCGTTATCAGGTGTTTGGTTGCCAGCAGATAGCCTACACTTCTATGCAAGCCGCGACGGCAAAGGTGTAGTTGGCACTGATGGTGTCCTTTTACAAAAAGTTTCAAAACAAGGCGAAAATGCTCGCAAAGCATACCAAAAAGCTTACAACGCAAGCAAAAATGCCCTTATGGACGATGTGCTTAATGGTGTTATCTCTAATGAGGAAGCTAAAGCTAAACTTGAGGAGCTAAACGCTAGCGGCCCAGATTACAGCGTAGTTAAGCCTTTGACTGGTGAAGCTAACACTGAAGCTGAGGCAGAAGTTGAAGCACCTAAAAAGGGTAAAAAAGGCAAGAAAGCAGCCGCTGACGTAGAGCCAAGTGCATACTAAGACACGAGCCCACTAAATGTGGGTTCTTTAAACTCTGCTTCATTGTGTTGTAGCAGGGCTTAAAGAGCCTATCAGTGTCGGAGGGTTTTTATTCTCAATTCTTACCGCCGATAGTTTATCCAGAAGCTCCCTAGCATAAGCTAGGTAGCTACAATTTAGGCATTGATTGTAGCTTCCTAGCCTATGTTGTGTAATATAGGCAAGAGAGAATTTTTCATTTTCTCCTAGAGAAGTTCGGCCTGCTTAGTAGTAAGTAAAGACCCGCTAGTAATCGTAAGTCCTCGTCGGGCAGATGAACGTGCATACTGAACACGAACGGCACGCCGTTACTAAGTCTCCCAAATGGGTTTAACACAATGTAAAACATTTCACGCAAGGAGCGTAATATGACGAAAGTCAAAACTCTACTAGGCACCCTCAAATATGTCTTTATTGACGGAGAGGGTAGAAACACAGCAATGCAAGGCGAAGCAGACCGCTTCAGATATGTAGTTAGCTACGTTGTCCCTAAAGACAGCGAAGCCCACAAACATCTTAAAAAGCTTATCGACGAGGAGTGGGAAGCTTATAAGAAGCAGTTTGGAATTAAAGGGCAGCCAAAAACTAACGGCATTAAAGAGGAGATGATGAAAGACCCGAAAGGGACCATCGACCCAGAAACTGAGGACGTTAAGCGTATCCCTACAGGTAATATCATAGCTACATTTAGCACTAACACTAAATGGCCTGATGGTAAAGACCAGGTTATTAAAGTATATGATAGAAAAGGTGCGAACATTACCGAGGCAGTCCATTCAGCAGAGTGGAAAATTGGTAATGATAGCCAGGGCATTGTGTTCGGTTCAGCCCACGCAAATAATATAGGTGGCACACATAAGGTTAGCTTATATTTAACAGGGCTACAAATAGCCAAGTTAGTTAAATACGAGGGCAGTGAGTGTGATGCGGACGAAATCGAGGGAGATGATATTGACCTCGGCGATGACGCTACGCCAGCACTTTAGTAGTTTGGGAGCTATTTTGGCTCCCTTTATTTTGATTGAAATATTAACTTTAATTTAACTTAATAGGAGTTGAGATGACAGCAGTTTTAACATTTTGTTGTATAGCGTTATTAGTTTTAATCGGCTATATAAGCGTTAATATAACTGGCGAGCTACAAGCACGTAATAAGAAGCTAAATATTGATAAAAAATATTTATTAGCTTTAGTATTTATCGGGGTTAGTTTAATATTCTATTTAGTAATATTTATTTTACCACCATACATATTTGACATTATATTTTAAAAAAGGATAAATTATGAAATTAGCAAAAGTATTTTTTGAAAATAGTTTAAAAGTTTGGAGTAAAGAAGAGGCATTAAAGAAAGATAAAAAATTATACTGCTTTTTAGTTGATGATGTGGATTATGCACAAGAGGGAGATACTTGGGCAGCTTGGACACAAAATGGACTACAAATAGTTAAAGTAGTTGAGGTTGTAGAGTATGACGAGTTGGACGAGGAACACGCAAAAGCCACTCAATACCTTGTCGATAAAGTTGTTTGCGCTAAAGAAAGGGAAAGACAACACGCGAGGCTTAGAAAGGGTTTATTAGAGCAAAAACTAAAAGAGCGTGCCGCCAAAGTTATAGAGATGGAGAAATACCGCGAGTTAGCTAGAAGTGATAAGACCTTAGCTAAAGTGGTCAAAGAATATGACGAACTAGAAACTAAGATAGGTAAATAAAATGGTAGAAGTTAAATATAGAATACCTAAATCACTAAATGATTTTAGTTTTAATCCTAGTGAGCCAGTGTTTGCCGATATAGAAACCGAGAAGTTATATGTCGGCACCCGCTTGGTGCAGTTATACCAGCCTGGGCAGAACGATGACGAAGTTATAATCTTAGATACTGATATAATCCCAGAAGCTGATATTAAAGCATTTATCAAGCCTATGTGGACGGTATGGTTTAACGCTAGCTATGACTTCGGGACTTTAAATATGACCACAGATAAGTTTGACGATATTTTCTACTTAGCTAGATTAGGCTTCCCGTTCTTTAAAGAGTATAACCTAGATAAAGTTATAGAAAATCTCGGCTTTGCTGGGTTATATGACGGGTTGGATAAAAAGAAACTACAGAAAGCAGGTTTTGTTAAGGGTGCATATTTATCAGCGTCCCAACTGAAATATTCGGCGACTGACGTTGTGGCTCTTAGCTTATTATGGCAAAATGAAACTATCCAGAAGTGGAGAAACTCTATAGCTTACCAGGTCGATATTCTAAGCCTTAAATATGCAATAGTTTATCAACAAAACGGTATTATGGTAGATTTACCACTAAGGGCTAAATATGAAAAAGAAGTTGATGAGGATATAGTCCGCTTAACTAAAGAGCTACCAGAAGGGTTTAACGTTAATAGCCCTAAACAGGTTAAAGCGTATCTAGGCACTGAAAGCAGTGATTACGATACATTAGTTAATTACAGCGTAAGCGATAAGCCGTTAGCAGAGAAAGCCCACACGATAATTTATATGCGTAAAGCGTTAAAAGAAAAAGGGTATTTACAAAGCATAAATCATCAATATATGCTTACACGTTTTAATGTGGCTGGAGCTATAACTGGGCGATTTACTTCTGGCGGTGGAGATTTACCTAACGGGTTTAACTCACAGCAGATACCAAGACGCTTACAGCCTTTATTCAAACCTGAAACAGAGGACACTAAGGTTGTAGGTCTTGACTATTCTACCCTTGAGCTAAGAATTGCCGCCAGCGTGTTTGCAGAGCCAGTTATGTATCAAGAATTACTTAATGGCGAGGACTTGCACACAAATATGGCGGCACTAGCTACAGGTAAGAAAGTCCACCAAGATGGTCCATTAGGTGATGATTATGATGCACTATTTACTGGTGATAAAACAAAAGGCGAATATGTAACTAAAAAGGATAGAACACTAGCTAAAGCTCTTAATTTCGGTTATATTTACGGTATGAGTGCAAAGACTTATCAAAATTATAGTTTAACTCGCTATGCTATTAAAATATCGCTTGATGAAGCTACAAAGCTACGTAATCTATATTTCGGTAAGTATAAAGCGATTAAAAAATATCACGATGAAGTGTGGAAAAATGTAGGCAAAGCCAACTATATTTACACAACGGCATTAGGTCGTAGGGTCCACCCAAAGATAGGCACCGATGCTATTAACGGGCCAATCCAGGGTTCAGGCAGTGAAACTACTAAACTAGCAGTGCATTATCTTTGCAAAGAATACCCAGAAGCGTTGAAGCTGATTTTCAACGTGGTCCACGATGCTATTTATCTAAGAGTGCCTAAAGCTGACTATGATTTATGGCACGAGCGTGTAAGTAAAGCTATGGTTAAGGGTTGGGAGGAGATTTGCAAAACTTCAATCTTTAAATATAAAGATATTCCAATGCCTGTAGGTGATTAATAATTAGACGGGTCTTTAAGGCTCGTTTAATTATTAAGAAAATATTAAGTTTAGTTTAATTGAAAATTAAGTTAAGTTTAGTTATAATATTCGTATAAATAAAAAGAGAGATATAAACTCATTTATTAAGAAAGGAGAAATCAATGGAATTTGATGATGGCGAGTTGGTTGATATTGAACTAGCTCAAAATGGCGATGTAGCTGCACCTAAAAATGGTAAGATAGCGTTAATTGACGCGGACACCGTTGTATTTGGTAGTGTAACTAAACACCAAGAGGTTATAGAATTGTTACCGAGGGCTATGTATTCAGACGAGGAGTGGGCTAACATTAGTTCAATGAAAACATACGACCCAGAAGCTGGGACAATAGCTATATGTAATATGGATAATGCGTATCAATCCACACTAGAAAAATTACAAGGTATTCTTGACGCTACTGGTTGCAAAGATTGGGAGCTACATTTTACTATAGGTAGAGGGAGTTTTAGATATACTAAAATTGACCCTATGTATAAAGCAAACCGCTTGGAGATGAAAAGCCCTGATGGGTTAAGTGAGCTAAAAGTTAAAATGGCTGAAACGTTCCCAGAAAAAGCTTTTATCCATTACGACTTCGAGGCTGATGACGCGGTTATAGCTAAGAAAAAAGCCCAGCCTGATAAGTATATACTTTGTGCGGTAGATAAAGACGTGCTTTATACTTTACCAGGCAGGCATTTCAACTATTATAGCAGGGCTGCAACTACAACTAAGGCTGGTAATAACCTTGACGAAATAAAGATGACTTTTTTCGATGTAGAACCTGAGCAGGCTATGAAGCACCACTATAAACAATGCTTAACTGGGGACACAGGTGACAATGTTATCGGCTTAGCTAAAGTGGGCCCTAAGACAGCCGATAAAATCTTAGCTGGTGCTAGTTCTGCGGCTGAGTGCTGGGAGCGTGTAGTAAATGAATACGAAGCTAGAGGGCGTGATGTATTTGATGCGATTAAAAATATGAGGTTGGTCAGTATGCACCAGATTAGCTACGACCCTGAAACAGATAGTTATAGCTTAGAGCTGTGGCGTCCAGAAATTAACAATAAAGGAGAAAATGATGAGTAATGTAAATGAAACGCTTAAGGAGCGTGGTAAAGTGTATGGCGACTATAAAGGTGGCTCAGAGTTTAGAGCTAATGTTATGGAACTAATTGTGGATAGGTATGCAAAAGTTAATCACGGTGGTATGCCTGCTATTCATATGGTATATGTGTATGATATAGTTAATAAACTATCCCGCTTGGCTGTAACTCCATATCATATAGATACTTGGCACGATATTGCAGGGTATGCTACGTTAGTCGAGAAAGCCCTTAGAAAGGCTGAAAAGCAGGAGCAAGAACAAGAAGCTAATGCCGATGACGAGTATATTAAAGAGTTTATGGACTTTGTATCTGCTTTAACTGGAGAGGATAGCGATATAACCCAACTAGCTAAAGAAGCTTACGATGAATATAAAAAGGAGAAAGAAAATGAGCAGAGTAAAAACTAAATTTGGTAGGTCTGTTAAAACAGCCTACTTAAATCAAATAACCAACATAACGGTGGATTTAGTATCAGCTCCAACTTGGGAGGAGCTTTGTAATTATTTACCAGAATTTACAACAGCTACTTGGAGGGATAAAGCAGATGATAATAGGGATATAGATAATCGCGAGGAGATAGTTAAATCTATATTCAAAGGTGAGATGTTACCAACAGCTTTAGAAACTATAAGGGTTACATTTCTGGTAGATGGCTTGGATTTAATTGATGTTACACACCTTATAAGGCATAGAACTCTTAGCTTTAGTGCCCAATGCACAGCTGATAGGGATATGCGTAAAGATGATTGTATGGTAAAGCCAAGCATTTTAGTAAATGATAAGTTTATGAATAGGTATATGGAGATAGTTGATGCTGCCAAGAAACTATACGCTGATATGGTAGATAGTAAAGAGGTATCTATTTTTGACGCCCGCACAATTTTACCAAGAAGCCTAAGTAATTTCTATTACGTTAGCGGTAGCTTAAAAGATATAATCGCATTTATAAAGACACGTAAAGATGAAGCTATACAGCCTGAAAGCGATAATATTATAGCTATACTTATGTGGCTAAAATTAGTTAGACAATACCCAGCTTTACAGGAGTGTATAAATATGGATATAGGTGGGCGAGATGAGTTCTTTTGCAAAACTGCACTAAGCGGGCATAACTCTTTAGCTTACTTACCTAAGCAAGAAAACGAAGTCCCAGGCTTAAAGCCAGAGGACTGCATTTATCAAAAACGTAGAGCGGATTTCCCTGGTGGGCATTATTATGAAAGGCGTAAAAGTGATATTAAGAAAATATTGAAAGGGCTAAGAAATGGCGACAATATTTGATTATGAGGTATATATAGCTGGTGGTTGGTTTTCTCCTGAACAGGAGAAAGCCTTAGATGAACTAGAGGGTTTCATTAAAAAACATTTTGAACATTATTTTAGCCCTAGAGAGCATAACAATGCAAAGGGTCAAAAGTTAGAGGATATATTCCAGAAAAATATCCAAGCATTAGATAATGCGGATATTATTATAGCCTCAACTATAGGTAAAGATATGGGCACTTTGTGGGAGTGTGGATATGCTTATGCTAGAGAGCTACAAGTTATTTATTACGCTCCTGGGATAGAGAAAGTCAATCTAATGTTGGCTAAGAGTGGTAGAGTGGCTCGAAGTTTAAAAGAGCTATGGGATATTTTAATAGATATGGATAATGTTGGTTACATTGCAGATAAGGATATAGAATGAACGAAGGTTTTACTATACCACAAAAGGTATATAATTTAAAATTTATTCAGCGTTACTCAATAACGCCAAGAATAACTAACGAAACGGTGGCTGAACATAGTTTCTTTGTAGCTACCTATGTTATGGAGTTGTATAATGATTATAAGTTCGATTTAAATAAAGCAGTGCAAATGGCTATAATCCACGACTTTGCAGAGAGCTTTATAGGTGATATAACCCTAAGCACTAAAACTATGTGCCCAGATTTAGTTGAAGCTGTATCTAATGCTGAAAAGGAGGTTATGTTTCAGAACTTCCCTAGTTTTATTTATGAGCTTTACAGAGAATACGAGCAACGCACCAGCGTGGAGAGTTTAATAGTTAAACTAGCAGATACAATGCAGGTTAAACAATATGCAGGCAATGAAATTGAGCTTGGCAATAATTCTGTAACAATGCGGAGTATCTTTAGCCGTGCGGTTAATGATATTGATTTGTTTGAGCGTAAGCTTGCAGTCTATAAGCGTTAAAAATCGTGCAATGCGTGAGCGTAGAGCGATTTAAATTTTTAGTTAATGTAATTCATCGAGTAAAGATTAAAATCGCTTAGCACGCAATGCTATTAAGAAAACTTTAATATTAAATTAAGTTAAAGTTAAGTAAATTTACGTTATAATAAACGTAATTAAAGAGAAAAATTTAATTAAAAACAATTCAAAGGAGCAGAAATGGATAAAGTTATAACTATCCAAAGTTACATCGAAGACCTTGAAAATCAGGGTATGACAGGTGTAGAAATCTCTAAACATTTGAGGGTGTCAGCCTCTATGATTTCTACTTATAAATCAAGTAGATACAATATTAGCCTTAAACAAGCTAAACTTATCTACAAACTTTATGGCGTAACTATTCACCCATACAGTGAAGCGAGCCTTAAAGCAGAACTAAAATTAGATGGAGAAGAAAATGCCTAATTTAAATGAACTACAAACTAAAATAGAACAATGGTCAGCAGATAGAGGTATCTTAGCTAATTCTAAAGCTAGCACTCAATGCCTTAAACTTATGAGTGAGATGGGCGAACTAGCAGACAATATAGCTAAGGGTAAAGATTGCCGAGATGATATTGGAGATTGCTTCGTGGTCTTAGTCAATATAGCTAAGTTAGTTGGCTCTGATATTACTGAGTGTGCTGAGATAGCTTACAATGATATTAAAGACCGCAAAGGGTTTCTAAATGAAGCTGGGACTTTTATTAAATCAACTGACGCTAATTACGAGAAGCTATACCAAAAGTTTTTACAACGCAATGAAGTGCCTAAAATGAAAGCTGAGCTTACGGAGATTGAGCGTATGGAGCTAGATAGAATATTCGACCCTGTAGATTTAAAGGTTGATAACTGCACAGCTTTTCTACCTACTTTATCTAAGAACCCTACAGAAGCAGAAATTACAGCGGCTTGGGAAGCTAAAGGGTATAGAGTGCATAAACGTGATGATGGCTGGTTTTTAAGTAGAGTGCATAAAAAGGATAAACTATGAAATTTACTAATAAAACACCTGAAGTGAAGTATTACTTTATTTTAGATGGGTCTAAAACTTCTGGGACTATTTACTATGAACATTTTGGTGTAAAGAAATTTCAATGGAAGCTAATGTTTGGTAATAGAATATTGCCAGCAAAGGCTGCTAGTATAGTAGATTTATGCCAACAAGCTAGTAGTGATAATTTGCCAGTAGAAATGATGGACAATAAAGTTGGCACCGAAATAGATTATATAGCAGTAATGCCAAAGGAGTTGTGATGGTTACCTATATTGCAGATGTTCAATACGAACACGGGATTAGTGAGGCGTTCGATAATACTAAAGTTATATTTAAAGAGCTTGAGGGCTTTAATCACAAAGGTAATGTTGTAGCTATACTTAACAATGAAGCCCAAAATAGTAAGTTAGCGTTTTGTGTCCTCAATATTTTATTAAATATTATAGACAAGCACAAAATACAAAGACTAGAATTGATGAGCTATTTATCTGATTGGTTTGATAAAGTTTATTTTGAGGAGGCTTAAATGAGTTATGCTGTTTTTACACTATTTAGACCTGGTTCAGATACTATTAAATCTCATAATTTGGTTATAATAGATGAATACGATGAAAATGAAAAATATGTAGGTAAAATACTAGCTAAGGCTTATGAGGATACAGATACTGGTAAATCTATGGGATTTCTAACTCAAGTATTAGCATCTATATTAAACGATTATGAGGTGCCCGCGGATAGTTTAGTATCTAGGTTAAAAGAGTGGTTTGATGAAGTTTCTTATAACAAGGTTGAGCAATGAGTAAGGTTAAATATGGCGTTGAATTAATAAACTCAATGTTTAGCGAAAAGACAACCGCTGTAATCCGTGCTTCGGTCGATAGTATTGAAATCGGAGCTATTATTATAAAGCTAGATTATAACGAAATGAATAATCAAGCATTTTATAACGCTTTAAAATCGTTAGCGTTATGTGCTGAAATATGTAATATAACTTTAGTTACGTTAAGCGAAATTATAGCTACGCATTTTGGACACGAGAAAATAAAACTTTGCTTAGGACAGGAGAACAATAATGAGAAATAATTACCAATATGAACTAATTACTGGTAGAGGGTTATTTAAAAATGATAACTATGTTAATATAAAGAAGTTTTATCAAGGTGTAGGAGATAGACAATGGGGTTATATACGCGTTGGAGATTTACCTATTGAAGACGAAAAATTTGAGGACGCTATGCGTGTTTTGTTTTGCGTGTTTAATGATTATAGCCTAGTTAAACCTTCAGAAGTATTGGAGCTTATGAGGCAGATAACCCTAGCTAGAGAAATAAATAGAGGAGGATTTGACGATGCCAATGATTGAGCAATGTAAGGGAAAAGATATAGCTAATGTAGCACCAAGTAAATTAGCACCAAATAAATGGATAGCTACAACTAAATACGATGGTAACTATGTTCAGATACATAAGTTTAATGGAGAAGTTCAATTCTGGACTTCTGGCGGTAAGCAGTTCTATATACCAGAAATAGCGGATTATCTTTGCGAAAATAATCCCGATGATTTTATTATAGAGTGCGAATATATAGCCGATACTGATGGCAAACTAGGTAGCCGTGTTAGATGTAGCACTGGTAATCTAAGGAGTAATTTTGAGAAAAATATACCTTGCGTTGGAACTTATAAGTTTATGGTATTTGATATCCTACACTTCAATGGCTCTGTTATGGATTGGGCTTACAGCGATAGAATAAGGCTTATGGACGAGGAGCTAGAATTGCCTAGAGGTATGACCACTGCTAGTGTTATCGGTTGGGACTTAACTATCGAGCAAGCTAAAGAGTTAGCCCATTCAGTAGTTAAGAACGGGTTTGAGGGTATCTATTGCAAGCAGATGAACCATACTTATGAGCCTGGGAAGCGGTTAAATACAGCTATTAAAATTAAGTTTAGACCTACGGCCGACCTGCATTGTATAGATGTTACAGAAGGCACTGGTAAGTATTCAGGTATGATAGGTAGCCTAGTTTTAAAAGACAGAAGTGGTAGAGTTGTCCAAGTGGGTAGCGGTTTAAGCGATTATGAGCGTATGCAAAACCCGGATTATTTTATCGGTAAAGTTATCGAGGTAGAATACGAACAGCTTTTAGCTACATATATCCAGCCTACATTTGTATGTATTAGGGACGATAAAACTATCAAGGATATAGACTAATGAAAGAGCAGGATATACAACGCAAGATAATTAAATATCTTGAAAGTGTAGGTGCTTATGTTGTCAAGGTAGTAGCTAGTAATAAATCTGGCACTCCTGATATACTAGCTTGCTATCGTGGTATTTTCTTAGCTGTTGAAGTAAAAAGACCTGAAACTAAAACTAACGTTTCAGAATTACAAGAATATAACATAAAGAAAATTAAGGAAGCTGGTGGTATAGCTATAGTTAGCTGGGATTTAGATGCCGTTAAGGCTACAATAGATAATATTAATTTAATGTTACAGGAGGATTAAAATGACACAATTAATAATTTCAATTCTAATAGGTTGGCTATAATGTTACACATATTAGGTATAGTTTTTATGGTATGTATAGCATTAGTAGTTATAGATGTTATTTTCGCCATAATAGAAAGTTTGTTTGACCTATGAGTAACGGAACTATTAGTGGTGGAGAAATCAAGGACGTAATAATTATAGCTTACGTCCTTGGACTTCTTGAGATGGATAAAGAAGGCGGCACTTTTCTATCAGAGCAGGACACAGCAACCCTAGCTAAGATAGAAACTGAAATAAGGGCTTTATTGCCGATATATACGTGCGTTAAATCTAAGATTATGAAAAAGTTGGAAAAGGTTAGCTATACAATAGCTTTCTCCACTAGCAATTATGAAGTAGAATTATCGGTTCTAGGGCTTAATATGCTATATCTAAACTTTGCACGTAATGAAAGAAGAGGGAGACCTTTATCTAAAACACTTACAAACTTTTGGGATAAAATAGAAAAAGATTGTATGGATTTAATAAATAAGCATTTCGATGGAGATGAGGATATAGCTACAGATAGCTATAATTTTTGCATTGAATTATTGGAGAAATTATGAAACCTTATAAACACCAAATTGATAAAGCCGAAGAGTGCTGGGATATACTTAAACAAGTTGGATATGTATATCTAGCTGGTAAGCCACGTAGTGGTAAAACTTTAACATCACTACTTATAGCTGAGAAAAGCCAAAAAGTTAATAATGTTTTAGTTATAACTAAAAAGGCGGCTATTTCTGGGTGGGATAAGTTCTTAGCAGATAAAGAGCTGGGACTAACTAAGAAATACCACGTCATAAATTATGAGCAATTAGGTAAAATGCAAGCTGGTAGATTTTATCTGAAGGTAAATCCTAGCGATTACCAACTAGCTATAATAGATGAAAGCCATAACTTAGGAACTTTAGGTAAGCCATCACAGCGAACTAAAGTTATAAGAAAAGTGTGCTGGGATTTACCACATATACATCTAAGCGGGACAGCTATAGTTGAGAGCCTTAACACTATCTATCATCAAATGGCTATATCTAAATTTAACCCGTTTAAGTTCTCAAACTTTTACGATTTCTTTAGATTTTATGGAATACCATATTATATTAAAGTTAATGGTAGAGAAATAGCTCAATATGATAGGTGTGATACCAAGCGTTTAATGAAAGAGATAAATGCCTTTACTGTATATATGACCCAAGAGGACGCAGGTATTTCAAGCGATGTTCAAAGCGTTGATAAATTGCATTATGTTGAGCTAGATAATTATACACGAGATTTTTATAATCGACTGCAAAACGTTAAAGTAATAAGCGATTTTAGCTATTATAACGGAGCTAATAGCGGATTAGATATTGTATGCGATAGCACGATGAAATTACGCACGAGCTTGCATATGGTAGAGAGTGGTATTTTAAAAATAGGTGATGACTATATAGAGCTGGGCAATACTGAAAAAATCGACTATATAAAGAAAACTTTTGGCGATACTAAAGATGTGGGTATTATGTGCCACTTTATAGGTGAGCGTAATCTATTAAAGAAACATTTTAAAAATGCACGCATATATAGCTCAAACGCGCACGCTGAGGGTGTAGATTTATCCGATTTAAAGCATTTTATAATCTTAAGCTCTGATTATAGCGGAGCTAAGTTTATACAAAGACGGGATAGAATAGTTAATATAAACGGCTCTAATACTAATTTAGTTAATCATATTCTAGTTAAAAAAGCTATAAGTGAGCAAGTATATAATAAAGTAAGTAAGAAAGAGGACTTTAATAATTCTACCTACATAAAGCAGGAGATTTAACTCCTGCTACTCAGATAGTTTTCTATAATTAGCCTGCGTATCTGCATTTTTACCTATTCTATCCTCAATCCTTAAACGGTCTTTGTATAGTATAGCGTGAGCGTCCTTACTATTTTCTAAATTTTGCTTTAGTATTTCTAGCTTCTTACCTGTTACACCTTCTTCTTGTGCTTTTTCTAAAGCTAGTTCGTTAGCTAAAACTTGGGTATTAGCTTTATTTACTCGTAGCTTTATACCCTCTAGTTCTCTACTTAAGTTTTCACCCTTGGCTTTAGCCTTAGCTAAGTCTTGGCGAGCTATTCCTTTCTCTATTGGGCTAAGTTCTGACTTATCTATTTTAAGCATTTCAGCCTCGAACTTACCTCTAATCTCCTCAGGGATTTTATAATCTGTGGTTATTTTAGATAAAGCTTCATACATTGTTTTAGAGTTTTTAAGGTATTTAGTAACCTTAGCTTGCACTTTATTATTTAATCCGTATTCACCCCATCTAATAACTGCTTGCTGGGCATATGTGCTAGCTAGTCCAAGAAGTCCCATAACACTTCTCCACCTGTCTGAACCTTTAGAACCTATAAACATCTTATCATTTTTATATTTATTGGCGTATTCTTCGGCTAATTTAGCGGTAGCTCTAGCTTGCTCTGTTTTAATGCCTGACTCCTCTAGGTCTTTCATATACTTTTTATAATCCATAAGACCGTGGCTATCTATGTTTTTATTTACAATCTCCGCTAATTCTTTATTCTTAACAGCTGTTGCGTAATCAAGATTAGCTTTATTAAATGCGTTTTTAACCGCTTCTGGGACTTCTGATGTCTTTATGGTATTATCTATAGCGTCTTTTACTTCGTTTAATTTTATCTTATCCGCTCCGTCCGCATCTCGCATTAAGGCATTTACTTTTTTACGCACTTCTAAAACATCAGCAAGTTGGACATCATCGCCATTCGTTGTCCATTGCCTACGTATTGAAGCTAATTCTTTCATTGCAGGGCTTGCTGAATTACCCTCAATATCGTTAATAAATCTTATTCCTCTAAATGTTTCTTTCATATTTATAGGTAAATCATAAGTGTTTATTAGCTTTGATATTTCATCGAAATTTTTACCTGCTACTGCTAAATGCTCGTCTGCGTTTAAAGTATTACCAACCTTAGCTATATCGTTAGCTCTCTCCCTAGCTAGTATATTTAATTTGTTTGATAAATTATCCGAATAAACCGCTTGTTTCATAACACCCTTACCAGTATCTCCTAGTGCCATCGCGGCTCTATAAGCTTGCTCATTTTTAGGGACATCTTTTAATATATCAGCGGCTTGTTCAGGAGATAATTTCTTAGATAACATCCAGTTAAATACATCTTTATCCATACCTTCAGGTATAGCATTTTCTCCTAATTTAGCTGCTAATCTATTGATAGCAAATGTGCCCATAGCTCCTACAGCACCACCCACTGCCGCATCTACATACATACTATCTGTAATAGGTCCTTTATGATTAGGGTCCAACGCATTTTCTTTTACGCCCATCATTGCTCCTAATGTAGCCTCTAAAGCTATGGCTGACTTGTAGCTTCTCATTAACGGTATAGATGTAAGGAGTATATTTTCTACCGCGTCAGCATTTCCATATTTGCCTAGTGTATCGTGTCGTTCATCATATTTCTTTATATTAGCTTGTATAGTTTTAATATCCTCTTTAATCTCTTTTGAGTGGTCATCTACTAATCCAGTTTTAGATAATAAGTTATTAACAATGGCAGCTGTTGGCATACCTATATTAGCTTGATAAATATCTGCTACATATCTAGCAGTAGCAGGTAAATCCATAGCTACATCAGCTACTCCAGCCACACCATCGCTAATAAATTTAACTGGGTCATTAGAAAATTTCTTAACTGGGTGAGCAAACACATCACTGGTATTAGCTACGAAATCCCTAGCACTTTCAAAGAACGTTTTTTCTTTCTTAGGTTGTGGAGCGTTAGGGTCTTTATACCCTCCTGGTGGAGGTGGTGCTTCCGTCATACCATCTAAATTAACTTCAGGTTTAGTGGTAGCAGGTGTTTGTTGCACTTTAGTATCATTAGCTATTAAGTTATCTAGCCAACCTAATTGACTATCATTACTTTTAGGAGTTGCAACCTCATTATTTGTAGGAGCTGTAACTTCTGCTGGTTTAGGAGTAGTAGAAGTTACAGCTGGCTGAGCTATAGCAGGTGTAGTTGCTTCATTAGCTCCTGCTATATTAGTATCTTTTACCGCTGGTTTATCATTAGCTATTAAGTTATCTAGCCAAGCTAAATTATCTGCCATTATTTATCCTTATTCTTGTGGTCTATTATAGCCGTCTGGAGCGGCGTCATTGCTCATACCTATTGCTGACATTATAGAACCCATATCACCTGCTCCTACATCAGCACTACCGTTAGCATCTCGTGGGTCCCTAGTTTCAGCTCCTGCAAGTTTGCTAGCCACTTGCTCAAATATATCAGCTATGTATTCGCTGTTGCGGGTTTTCATTGCACGCATACTTAAAGCTACAACTTTACCATAACTAGCTGGGTCGGTATTCATCAAGAAATTACCTGCTTGTCCTGACAATAGTTGGTCAAGCTGTAGTTTTTCTATATCGTCCGTTTCGTTATAGTTAGCTGTGGTTATTTCAATATCATACTCCAAAAACTCGATTTGTGTTTCTTTCTCTATCCAAGGGATTATCTTGGCATTGCCGTGGTCATCATAGGTTATATCCTTGATAACTATTTCTTCTTTGCCAGTCTCCTCATTAGGCATTAAGAAAGGTTTATTCAGCTCTATAAACCTATCTCCAGATCTTTGGTCGGCTATTCTTATCATCTTATAAGCTCTATAAAATAACTTAGCAAAATCTAGGATATTTATACCTATGCACTCATACATATACTCAATGTTAGAAGTAATGTAATTTAAGGCACTTGCGGTCATATTTTGTTGTAGCTTAATTTGGCGACCAGAAGCTGATGAACCCATCATACCTAAGAAGCTATCGTTTAGATTTAGGATAGTTTTAATCCTTTGTAGCGACCTATCTATAATAGTATATTGAGCTATTACGTCACCATTTAGATTATCTATTTTAACTCCGTGAATATCTTTCATTGGGATAATTGCATTAACCCTATTAAATACTTTAGTAAATTCCTCGACACTATCAACTGCCGTTTTGTTAATATAAACCTTATTTACGTTTGCTAATAGTTGTATTTGAATTAGGGCTTGGTTAATAGCTTTCTGACTTTCAAGAACTTCTCTAAATATGCCGTAAAAGCCTTTTTCATCACGCTCAAGATAGATAGGCATAATAGGGAATTTTTGTAAGTGGGTTACTTCTGTTTTCTCTAGTAAAGTATCTCCACTCCAAACTAGCTCCCAAATCTTGCCGTCCTCTTTCAGGTAGCTAGTTATAACTAAAAAGCTATCGTTCATCTTATATTTGTAAGCTTTGCCACTATCAGGATTATCTATACCTATAAATCCTACAGACTTGTTTATCTCCTCACTTTTACCCGGCCAAGTATCATCTATATCTTGGGCTGATATCCATCTATATTTGTGGATATATCTAGCATCGGAGTAATCCTCCTCACGAGATTTAGGGTCTGGGATAACTTCGTCCCAAGGTAGATAACGTAGTTTAATTTGAACGTCTTTAGTCCCGAATTCATCTTTCTTACCAGTGTCCTCAACTCTTATCTCAAATGCACAAATACCAGCTAGTAATAGGTCATCTATTAACTTAGTTTTCATACGATTAAATTTTGATATTCTTAACGTATATTGAACTATATCCTGCCCAACTGAAGCTATGTTTATATCCTCAATACCTACAGGCTTAACGTTTATGTTAGATATTGTAGAAGCTAGATAACCGCTAATAACACGCTTATAGGATTTTATAATGTTAAAAGTTTCTGCTGGCTGTTTCCTATTAACTAATGTATTAAGCTGTTTTATAGTATAGTGTTGGTTATGGTTAAAAGCTATAATCTCCTTAGCTTCCTCCCTACATTCACTATGCCAATTAGTAGCATATTCAAAATACTCCCTAGCTTTTTCTAATAATTTCTCACTCATTAGTTATCCTTTCTCTCTGCTACTATTTTAGCAGCCATAGCTTTCATTTCAGGAGATAAAGTAGAATACCACTGTTTCTGTTCCTCTGGAGATTTATCTTTAATTTTATTTATTTGGTCTTCCATAAATATACGTGTTTGTTTCTCCTCTACTTTATTTATATTTCCCTCATAGCGTTCCATACTACCGTAGATATATTTTTGCTTATAAGGGTCCATAGTTCCTATTTTACCTGCAACTAATGTATCCCAGTTTTTAGTAAATGCTTTTACACCCTCTAAAGTAGTATCTATTGATTTAAAATCTTTAACAGAGGCTTGTAAGCTATCTCTTTGAATACCTAACTCTGTTTCACTAAATGCAGCACCTGATTTAATTTGTATCATATCTGTAGATAATTGGTCTGCATAGCTTTGTATAAAGGTAGCTAAGTTGGTAGCTTTCTTTATGTCCTCGGTAGCAACGTCAGGGACGTATCTAGTTATCAAGGCAGCTATATTGTTATCTATTACAGTATCCCCGGTATAGTTTTTAAGCTGTCCCATAAGAACATCAAATTTTCTTAATCTGTTTCCTATAGCTAGGGCTTTCTGTATATCCTGAACAGCTTGTAATTGAGTTGCTGTTTTAGCTATATGCCTATTAAACATTTTATGGTCTTTACCTATAAAATCATAAGCCTCTTTGTCTGGCATTTCTAAAATCTGTTTATCTGTATCAGCTAATTTCTGCTCCTCTGCTTGCTTTTTATCGAAAACAGTCATTTTGGCTTCAGGATTAGTAGCTTTATACATTTGAGCTTGGGCAGATAACTCATTAGCGTGAGCATTTAATGCACGAGATTGGGCGTCCATACCAGCATACCTAGCTTCCTCATTATATTTATTTCCAGCAGCTGTATTTTTATATGCTTCCGCCTTTTTATTTTCAAGTTCGTATAAAGCTTTAGACCTAGCCATATCCTCGTTCATACGATTTATGTCAGCTAGTTTCATTTGTTTATCAAACCCTAGACCATAAGCTACCATATCTAATTGCATATGTCTTTCTTTACCGTCCTTAGTCGTAAATACCATCTCCTCCTTAGCAGGATTATATGTAACATCTATGACTGGATTGTCGGGAGCATTTCCCATAATACCATTTATCCATCTGCTTCCATCAGGGTCTATAACTACATCACGTTTAAATTGATTTACTGCTTGCTCTACATCTTTAGGCATTGTATATTCAGTTTTAACACCTCTGTATTTATTAGTTGCAGGGTCGTAAGTATATTTAGTTTTATCGAAATTCTCTGGTAAATTATTACCATCTATCTCCTCTTGTGTATCAGTCCTAAACTTACCTCTGTTATTAGTTACAGCATTGACAATATCTGTAAAACGTTCGGACATTTTTAATTTCTCATTACCAGCAGCCATCTTTAAATTTTCAACCCTAAGAGCGTCTAACTGGTATTGCATTTTCTCCATTTCAAGTTTATCTTTATCCATAATCTGCTGGGTTCTTTGCCTAGCTAATGCTCTTTGCTGTGATAACTCCTCATACTCTCGCTTGTCGTCTAGCCCTCGTTGATTTTCATATACACCTTGAGCAAAACCGCTACCTAAATTCCACATTATTTATCCTTTAAAACCCGAAGTTATTTGAGCCGTCTTGGCTATTATTAGTTCCAAACATATTAGCACCATTTCTACCATAGTTATACATTAAAGCACCAAATACATTACCTGCTGATTGTCCCGACATATCTGCTATTCTATTCCAGTTATTTTGCTGGTTAGCCATAGCTCCCATAGATTGTGCATTAGCATTAGCTAAGGATTGAGCCGCTATATTACCTTGTCCAGAAGCATAACCTAAGAAGCCCATCTGCTCATTACGCACTGACTGCTCGGCTTGTTCTGCTATATTTAACCTATCGTTTATAGCATTTTGCTCCATTTGAGCTAGTGTTTCTTGCTCGATACCTGAACCAGTTAATCCGCGTTGAGCTATGTTTTGCTGGACTTTATCCTGCGCCATTTTAAACTGCTTGTCATACCTATCTAGGTTACGGTTAGTTCTTTGCTCAGGTGTTAAGTTTGTGTAATAGTCAGCTAAGTTTTTCTCTAAATCGCCGTAAATAGCCCTGCGTTCCGCATCACGCTGGGCGGCCGCTTGTTGCTGGTCTCTAGCCATTTCTAGCTGTTGCTTACCAAGCTTATTAGCTTTATGGGCACCGTAAATAGCGGCTCCAGCCTGGGCTAAACCGATACCTGCTCCTATATAATTAAGCCAGCTCATATTTTTAAGCCTCCGTTATTTTAGTTTAATTGTATTATATCATAAGATACTTTAAAGTTATCTTAAGTTACGGTTATCAAAGATATATCTATAACTATATATCTGACCCTCACCGCTAATCTCAAGATGGATATATAACCCTTCGTTGAAATCTACTGGGATACCTATATTAGCTACTGTAGGTTTTTGGACATTATAAGATTGCTCGGTAACTAATGTATCATCAATAAATACTTTTACATTTAAATTACCTTTTAATACTATATTAACGTAGTTAAATTCCTTTAATATATCCATAGATGTTCCTATAAATTTAACCGTTTTAACTACCATAGTGCTATATTCTAGGCTGTCGTAGGCTTTATACAACTGAAAATTATTTACAAAATATAGTTGGTTATCATTTACACAACCAAATGAATTAGTAATATCCATTTCAGTTATTACTGGATGGTTAAGACCGAAATCCATTTTAACAACCTTAGTATCTGTAAATATGTAATAAATATCTCCAACTACTACAGCATTGATTATCTTTAAAGTCTCCCCAGGATTTACAAATGAATATCTACCCTTTGTTAAGTTATTTATAGTAGAACCTATAGATAACATAACATCGCCATCTGATATCCACACAACCGCATTTTTTATATTAGCTATAGATGATGGCTCAGAACACCCTATAGATTTAGATAAGTTAGAAATTGTATAGCTAACGCTATCAGTTCCTCCTAATAAATAAGTGCTATATTTAGTGAATACCATAAGACCTAGTGGTGAACTAGCAAGTCCTGTTATTTGCTCGTTTACCGTAACACACTGGAGTTCATTCCATATGTTAGGACGTCCTGGCTTACTGAAATAAACATAACTGCCTTTATAAGCGAATAAAGTAGCTTTATGCTCGACTAATCCTTTTAATCCAGTAACTTCTTTAATTTCTGTAAAATCTAAGAATTGCGGGCTCGGTATATCAGCTAGGTTATCTATAAATACGTTATTGCCTTTATATGATTGTAAGCTTATAAACTTATACATTGAGCTAGATATATCTTTGCGGTATATTTTAAGGCTATATTTTTCGTTAGGGTTCTCTACGTATAAATGTATCAATTTACTAAAGTTAAAGCAAGAGTTAGATTTTACTGGCAAGCTCTCCATTCCAGTAGCTTTATCGTATGCAGTTACAGCATAATAAATTTCATCAGTTCCGTTATTATTTACGTTTAATACAGACCCGAAAGCGTCTAGTAAATCTACGTCTATTTCCCATAATTTATCCGCAGCTACTCCATAAGTTATAGACCCGCCAAGTATAATAGCTATTCTATCACCATTATTTGCGGCAGTAGTGCCTTTTAAATGGAAAAATCTTTTACCATCTTTAAGATATTCTTTTATACCATCACTATAATTCTCTGTTGTAATAGTAGCGGCTATATTAACATATTTAGGGATAGTTCCGTCCTTAGGTTCTTTTTCATTAACCTTCTCAACAGGAGCTACAACTTTAATATTTTGTATCATAGTTTGTATTTGCTCTAATAAACTATCAGCTATACCATTTTTTATTCTAATAGATACACTACCGGAGCTAATAACAGGCAATTCTGTAACATTTTCTATAGCATTAATACCAGCTTTCTTAGTATTAACTCTATATAATTTACCTGAAACTAATGCAAACGTTTGGTTAGCTACACTAGCAAAACTAACCCCATCTCTTAATTGGTATTTAATACCACCTACATATCCGTCGTCATCATATAGATAAACAGCATCGTAATTAGCTCCTAAATTTTCAGGAGTTCCGTGTTTATTTGAGCTTTTTATAGTCCCTGTTATAGTAGATACATTTCTCAAGTATTGAGCCTCATCACTACTTAATAAATGCCCTTCTCTTACGTTATTCATACCAGTTAGAGTTACCGGCATATCGACTTGAGCCATTGTTGTTCCTTTCATTGGTTGTATATTTGGTTTTAAAAATTCATTCCTGCTAAATATACTATAATCTTTAACAGGCATTAAAGCTTCTGCTGTATTAGCAAAGTTATATTCTCCGTGCAATGGGCTAGTTAAATATAGACCAGGCAAATTCTCTCTAGTTACTCCTATTAGTTCGCTAGAGCCATTAAACATATGTGATGTTAAACTAGAACCCCCAGTTAAACTACGTTCAGTTCGGTCTATTGATAAATTACCGCCAAACATATCTGCTAAAGTTCCTAACCCTTCAGCTATATTATTTAAACTACTAAGTGCTACACTAAAAGCTTGTAGGTTTCTTAAAGCAAATGGTGCTACAGATACTAGGTTTAAAGCTGACAAAGCTATACTAGCTACTGTGGATATAAAACTAGCAACCTTAGCTACGCTGTTTATAGTTTTATAATCAGCGTTAAACGCCTCAAAAGCATCTATAGCCATCTCAGTAGCAAAGCCTACTTCTACAGGGCCTTTTCTAGTATTCATTGTGTGCCAATCAGTGGTGAATTTACCTAGAAAAGTATCACGGGTAGTATCAACCCTATTAACATTACCCATACCAAGATTATAATGCGCTTTTTCTATTTTAGTTCCATACCATTCTTTTGTTTCGGTTATAGTAGTATAATCATAGCCAGGGACTGTGCTTTTACGAGTGGTAAATTTTTCTACAACTTTACTATAATCTAGCTGGCCTTTATCATTTATAGCATAGCTATTAAATGTTTCTCCTACACCAAAAGTGGCTGGAGAACCTTTAGCCATTTGCTCGAAAACACCAGTTTCTTTATAAGACCCGTCCCACTGCCTTTCCATTTTACCTAGTGTTCTACCAGTTACATTATTAACTATGGACCATTCACCTGTCCTTGGAGTATATTGCATAGATAAGGCAGGGTTCCCAGCAAATTCGTATCTGTTGTTTGACCATTTATTGTGACTAGAATATCTACTACCTAGGCTGCCCATATCTACATAGCCTGCAGGACCTGCTTGGCCTACACTAGGACCGACAGTTTTAAATCTATCACTTAGACCTCCAGTATTACCTCTAGTATTACCTCCAAAAGCAGCTCCAAGAGCAGCTCCAAGAGCTCCAAGAGCTCCTCCAAGAGCTCCAGAGTTTATACTTCCTTTAGAGTGGTTTTTACCATCACCGCCACCTCTATTGGCTTTACCTCCCCTACTTCTACCAGAACCGCTAAAACCTCCTGTTCCAGAACGTCGTCCAGGACTTCTACCATTAGCCATATTTTAATCCATTAGATTGTTAATTTCTACAGATACTTTATTACCTCTAAGTAACTCAAATACTCTAGCTAATGTTTTAACGCTGTTATATACGCCTTTAGTATCATAGCTATCTCCCATAAGTATGCAACCTTCTGTATCTTGAGGATAGTTGCCTTTATGTATAAGTATTGCTCTGCTTTTAGATACCTGCTCATTGAATACTATTGGGTGAGGTGTTTTGTATTTAGCTCCAACGTGCCAATCTAAGTAATACTTACCTGCTGGTATGCGTCTATCTTTGTTAGGTGTGGTAGTGTCAGGGCCTGCAGGCTCAAGAGTAAATCCACTCATAAGTTTTTCGCCGTCATTATCAACTATATAAAATTTACCTATAGTTCCGTCATTAATATCCTTAAACCTATCTATTCTTAGTAGCAACATTTTATATCCCTTTCTACAAATTTTACACGCTCTTTATGCTCACCCTTTTTACCTAAATTAAAGCCTTCTACAGGGCGATGATAACCCATCACCCTTGTATAAACTATGCACTTAGTTCTTTTATCTTTAAGAAGCTCTAATATTTCTTTATTAGAGGGTTCTGTCATCGTTTGTAAAGCCACCGAAATCTCCTTTATGTTTTTCAGCTTCGATTTTAGCATCGACCCATTTATCTACCTTTTCTCCAAACCAGGTAGCACCTTTCCAAGCGAAAAATCCACAACCTGCTAAAGCTACTCCGTTCTCTTTCCAAATAAATAATATTACTTCGTAGCTAATCCACCCGAAAAATACAGAGCTAGCTATACCAAGTAATAAATCTATTACTTTACGTCCTAAGCCTTTATCAGGTCGAGAGCCTACATTAAGTAAGCCCCCAATAAACCCGATAGCCAACACCCATTTATACTTGCCAAGATACTCATCTAAGCTATTTAACCACTCCATATACACACCCTTTCAATAAGACCTCTATACTTGAATAATACAAAGTTAATCCTTTAGCCGTGTCCAAGTCAGAGGGGTCATAAACGGGCTTCTCTGGAATTGTTACATTACATCTTACTGGGATAATCTTTTCTTGATATTCCACCTTAGTTACTACTTCGGGCTTAGTTGCACACCCACCTAGGCAAACTATAAGTGTTAGGCACATAATAAATAGCATACATCTAAGCTCTCTCTCCTTTTCTTGTAGCTTTAATATGTTATCTTTCATTGCTAAGTCCTTTATATAAATTTTCATAATATTTTAGCTTAGCTTCGCACTCGGCATTACGTGTTGGCACCTTTATGTATTCTATATGGGTTTTAACTATTTCTTTTTTCTTATACACTTCTGCTAAATCAACCTTAGTTTGTTCTAAGGCTTTATTCTGTTCATTTAGTGAAGTGCGACAACCATCTAAATTATTTTTAGATACTTCAGCTTGTAATTTAGCCACTAGCACCCTCTCACTAGCTTTATCAAGGCTAGATTGTAGAGATTTAATCTCTATATACTGAGTAACTAAAAGAGTTACCAAAGCCCCAGCTACTAGCGAGATTATAACTATTATAGTTTTGCTATTAGCTAGAAAACCTAATACTTTACTCCACATAAGCTATCCTTTAATCTAATTGAGGCATATCAGCTACGGCTTCTGCAAATGATTTAGGCATTTCTCTTTTACCTGATTGTATATCAGCAAGCATTTTAAAGCCCCATTGCCAGACGTGGGCACGCCATTTACCAAATAATTCGCCCTCTTGTCTAAACTCATTATCATAGCCACCATAACTACAAGCCGAAACTATATTATCATAGCCTTTTTCTTTAGCTTTACTATCTAATATAATTTGCACATAATCCTTAAAATCTTTTTCTATCATCTGCAAAGTCTTAGGCTTAATTACGTTATTAATAGTATAATTAGTTGGAGCTTCTGTATATTCTTTCGCAATATATTCAATCTCAGAAGGGATACCTTTAGCCTCAACTTCTATAACCCTCTTATATCCTAAAGATACCAGATACTCGTCTTTAAGAGCTTCAGGATACATATTATCTCCGTTAGGTAAAGTTATAACATCTACATACTCTACCGACTTAGTTTTTAAATTGTATAATTTTGTCATTTTTATTCTCCTATACTATTGTTATAAACCTAGTTATAGTCTATTGTTATTTTAGTTATTTGCAATGAGCCATCTTCGGAAGTCGCATCATAAGGATTAGATATCTGCCACACATTATTGCATATTAAATAACCTGAAACTACACTAAGAGTAATATTTGCAACCTTAATCCCTTTATCGTATATAGTATGGGTAACTTCTCCAGCATCATTTACTCTAAGAACGTATGTAATATTATATTTCTTACTATAAATGTCTAAGTATTTATTAGCTAATGAGTTATCCCATTCACATACGATAAAACTTTTTTCGTTATTAGCAGGGTTATTATAAATAACTTGACCTTTATTATAACTATTTTTTGAATAACAACCTATCATAAATGATGTATTCATTATGCCCGTCCCATTGCTATAGCGGTATCAGCGTATTTAAAATAAGAGAATATCTCAATAGGTTGTAACGCTGTAGGTATCTGTCTAAATTTTAAATCAGCCGCAAATCCTGTTATTTTATTAGCATTAATAACTACAAGAATTCCACTTTGGCCATACGCAACATCATTAAGTGTTAAAACGCCATTACCTTGCATATTAATCATATAATTATCGGCTATTGTTAATGAAACAGTCCCGTTATCAGTATTTAAGCTATGAACTTTACACGAATTTCTTGTATTTCTATCGTATTTAGAATTTACTCCTGCCCAATTTTTAAAAGCTTCTGTATTGGACGCTAAAATTCTACCATCTCGATTGCTAGAAAATAATATACTTGCATTCCCAGAAATATTACTATTACGTGTAATATCATCAACTATTAAAGACGAGAAATTCCCTATACCTGCTCTTATATTTCCTCTACTATCCCTTAATACTAATGTATTTACAACATTTTCTGTATTGGCAGATTTACCGCCTAATGCAGTAGGATTTTTAGCAGCCTCCTCTACGTCTTTAATCTTAGCCATAACCTTAGTTATTGCTATAGAACTAGCGGCTGTAGTGCCATCTTGTAAATCTAATTTATCAGAAATTTTGATTATACCAGCAGTATTTTCAGTTGCATTAACAGCAGTCCATTTAATGTTTGCAGTCTGCGAAGCACTAAAAGCAGTAAAATATGCTTGCTTAACAGCTCTAGCTGTTGCAGCCTCTGTAGCACTATCACTTGTTACGGTATCATTTAATTTAACTATTCCCTCCCGGGTTGTAGATGCTTGCACAGCTGTCCATTTATCATTAGCAACGTTTAAAGCTTGTTCCGCTTCTTTATAAGCTAGATTTACTGCCTTAGATGTAGCCGCAAACTCCTCTGAGGGGCTAGTTATAGAGCTAGAAAGTTGAACAATACCCTCACTTGATGTAGAAGCTTTCTCACCACCTTTTATTGCTACATAAGAGCCATTCCAATGATATAATCGCTTAGTTTGATTATCTATGTATAAAGTCTTATGGTCTCCTGTAGTAGGAAAACTTTCTTTTGAGGTATATGCAGCTACTCCACCACCAGTATCACCTTTAGGTCCTTGTGGTCCAATTGGCCCGATTGGTCCTATTGGTCCTTGAATACCAGCAGGTCCTATAGGGCCAATTCTACCTTGCGGGCCGACTGGACCAATAGGGCCTTGAATACCTGCAGGACCTTGAGGACCTTGGTCTCCCTGAGGACCTCTAGTCATAGATAGCCACTCTCTGCGTCTTTCTTCCGCTTGTTCCCAATATTCTTTTACTTTACGCTCGCTAGTTTGTGCCGCTTCGCAAGCAGCTACGGCGTCCTCGCTAGCTTTTCTTATTTCATTAATTGATTGTATTGCTTGAGCTAATTTAGTTTCTATGGTTTTAAATTGTGCCTCAGCTTCGATAATATGACTATTAATCTCCTCTCCACGAGCTATTTTTGTGTTAAAGGATACTAATGCACTATCAACCGCTTTTTGTAGGACTTTCATAGCGTCACTAAGGTTTGTAATCTCACCTAATACTAAATTAACCGAGTTTAAAGTTGTGCTTGCTTGGGTAGATGAAAATGAGGCACTAGCCGCCGCTTGACTAGCTTCTTGAACTTTACCCTCTACATTAGCTTTTAAAGCATTTAAATCATCTAGCGTTTGAACAGCACTAGCTACCTTATTAACTATTTCGCTTTTAAGCCTTTCAACGTCCTCTTTTACTGTTTTCGCCTCGTTATTATTTGAAGCTAGTTTGTTTAATAGCTCCTCAGCCTTAGCTAAATCATTTTGGACGCTATTAAGTCTTTGACCTAAGGTATGTGTTTCATCGTATGGGAAGTTTTGTGCATTTATTTTAGTTCTTGTAACTTGCACTCCACCCCTAGTTTGAACTACGTTGCCAACTCCTATTTCCATATCCTCTAGGGTCAATTTATTTACATAAATTTCTTTAATGTTAGATGCCATATTCGTCTCCAAATCCCGTTCTATATTGCACTGAATACTCAGCTATACTTTGATAGCCTGATTTTTCGTGTTCCTGGATATTCTCCAACTCTGTTTTATATTTGTTGATGAATAACATACCTTTATTTATATTCTCGCCACGTGTATCATCTAATAGTAACATACCTGAAACATAATAAACTAGTGTAGATTTAAACATTTCATTTAAATCTACATTGTCAGTTTTTTCGCTAACTTGTTTAGGACGTTTTGAGTATTTTATATCTAAAAGATTAAACCCGTCAGCCATTGAAGTCATTTGACCATTTGGTTGCATACCTTCTGGGATATAAATAATGCGTAGGTCATCATCTACTTTTAAGCCAGTGATAATACCATCGATATTATCTCTTGTAACTCCTGGTATATCTATTGCTATACCATAAAGTCCATCGCTAGAAACAAAGTTATTTAGTTGTCTATAATTTGTATAGGTAGGCTCCTCCAACAAAGGATAAAGACTAAGTTCGCGTGGATTGTTGAGGTTGTATATGACAGATTTTAATTTACTGCCAATTTCTTCCTCCCACTGTGGATTTTTGTCCATCGAACTAAATGACTTTACTTCCACAGGCTGGTTATTACATCTAACCCTCAATAGTTTTATAAAATCAGGGTCTGGTATTACTACCTTACGTTGATACGGAACTATAGGGAGAACTAACTCGCCTTTGTTTATATTAACTTTGCGAGCGAGGTCGTCTAAGCCCTCATTAATCAGCTCAATTATACGAGCATCGGTAAATTTTGTATTAGGGACATCACCAACCCTATACCTTACACTTGATATTAAACTAGAAACTAACATCGCTCGCCTTTAGTTCGTAGGATTAACCTACGAACATTCCGTTAAATGTATCAAGAGGGATAAAGCTTATTACAGCATAACCCTCACCTACATTAGCTGCACCCATTGTAACTACACCTGTAACTTCTACAACTTCTTTAGTTACCGTAGGAACGAAAGTAGTTTGTGGAGTTACTTTAACAGTGCCAAGGTCAAACGCAACCGCAGCACCATTAACGCTAAGATTAACGTTACCACCTGTAGCACCCTCTTTAACTACAAGAGTTACACCTGTAATTAGAGAGTTAGCAGGGATTTTAGTTAAAACTACGGTATCACCTGTTTCAACTCCTGCTTCTTTTAAGGCTGAAATCTTAACATTAGCAATCGCAGCCGAAGCCGAATACTTCTTGTTATTACCAAGAAATTTAGTAAAATCTACTCTTTTAGCCATTTATTATCCTTTACTGACTTAGTTTATCGTTATAGGTATCAATAACAGCAACGCCATAGTCCATATTAGCAACTTTAGCCTCTTTATAGTCCTCAACCTCAGCAGTTAATTTACATTTATCGGCTTGCATTGTTAGGAGCATAGCACTCTCGCTTGTGATACCAAAATCTTGGCTCTCTTGGAACTTGTAATCTGGAGTGCTACCCATACCTAGTTGGAATGCACCAGCACCTAAGATTAGACCACGTGAAGCAACTTTACCTGCTTGTGCTTTACCTGTTCCACTAAATGTGCCATTTTCGTCCACAGTTCTAAGACCTTGGATTTCTACCGCAGTTTTAAATAGTTGGTTATTTATAGATGAACCTGCAAATGTGCTAGCCTCCATAATAACAAACGAACCTACTTGAGTTACGTTATGGCTAATTAGTGCATTGCCTATACCGCGAACTTCTGCGTGTTGATAAACCCTTTGGAACTTCTCGTCTTTAAGTAGGTCAGCAATTTGGAATGAGTCCAAAACCAATAGCCATACTTTTCTACCATCAGCTAGTTTAAATGGTTTCATTGGGCTTCTGCGTCCACCAACTGTATAACCTATACCTGTCTTAACGATTGTTTCCATATTAACTAGAAACTCCCAGCTAAGTTTATCAGTTGCAGTTAATGCACCGATTGTAGCTTTGTTACCAGGGCGAATTACGTGAGTAGGAGCTTGATTTCTTAGATAACCTTGACCTAAGTCAAAGAACATCTGGTCTTTAGCTCTTACGAAGTTGTCCGCTAGTTTTTCACGGCTATCTGCGTGTGTGCTAAGGTCGATATCACCTATAGCCTCTGCATCAAACTCCATACCATTATCTACGGTATAGCGTCCAAACTCTAGTGTTAAGCTATCACTGAACTTCATTTTCGCTGGGCTGTTACCGAACGCTTGCTCTTTACCTCTAAAACCTGCCGTAGCTAGGTTACCACTATAGTCGAATATGATATTATGACCTACTTTTGCGTTAAAATCATTTTTCTGATAAATAATCGCATCGTGGTTATTACCAGTTAAGCCTCTCCAGAAACTTTCTGAGGCTTTTTGTATCATACCCTCGACCATCCAGCCTTTACGCTCAAGAGCGTTGCCGTATCGAAGGATACCTGTGCTTTGTTTTGCCATTTTATTTCCTTTTAGAACGTTATAGTTTTCTCATTATCCAAAATATTGGACACCTCTGCTTTAGCAGGAGCATTGCTCGAACCTCTAACACCGCTAATATTAGTGCCATTTGCTTGAGGCACCTCCCTAGCTAGTGTTTTCTCCGAAGCCGTAAGGAATTTCTTAGTTAAACCTAAGAACTCCTCGAAAGAAATTTCTCCCTTTGCTAGCCTTTTCATATACAAAGGAGGAATTTGGTCTGCGATTTCGTCCTTTGTAAGATTAAGTTCAGGATTAGCGGTAATAAATTCCCTTAGCTGCTCAGCTAATCTCTCCCTCTCAAACTCTTCTGCACTAAGGCTTTTAATACGCTCTAGCTCCTTAACTATACCGTCCTCAAACTGCTTCTTAGCAGCTACCTCATAGGCATCTATTTTAGTTCGCCATTGGTCTGGGTCAGTTAGTTTTAGAGTATCTAGCTCGTCCTGTTGCTCAGGAGTGAGCTTTATTTGAGCCGCAACCTTATCACGCAAAAACGTAGCTTGAGCTTCCACAGCTTTCAACTGCTGTTGGCTCTTGGTGAAGCCTGCGACAGTGCCGCGTCTCCTTTTTTCTGCCTCAATCAACTTACCCTTGTAGTATTCTACCGCGTCAGCGTCTTTTGGCATATTCTCCTCAATATTCTTAAGGAAATTAGAAACGTCATAGTCCTTATCGCCTGTGCTGGTAGCAGTATCTAGTGTTTCAGGAGTTTTAACGTCCTGTTCTGGATTACCATTTTCACCCATTTTATAGCCCTTTCTCTAGTATTTTGTAGTCAGTATATCATATTATAGCTTAAACTGAGCTTAAAGCCCTGAATACTCATCATCTTGGTAATAATCATCAGGGTAGCCCATCTCGTCATCAGTTAATAGCTCTTTTTTAGTGTAATTTGCCGCTATGGCTGTATAACGCAAGCTATCTGTATAGTTTGAAGTCCAATCGTGTTCAGGCGTTCGTAGTGAAACACCTAATCTAGTGTCATACTTCCAGTGGTATTGCTGTATAGCTAGGAGCAACGTTTCACAACTATCATCTATTAGTGCAACGTTCAGAAAATCCCTTGTAGCACTTATACCATCTTCTATGCTTATGCGTTTAAGAACTCGTGCAGGCACTCCAAGCTCCAGAAACTTCTCTAATCTAGTTTTACCAGTGCTAAACTCCCTAACCATCGCATCGTGTGGCAGAGCTACGTCCTGGATATCATACCCTTTATCCCTCTTAAGTGCCCACATAACCTCAACATAATGCTCTAAATTTTCCCCGCTAGCGGCATAGCAGTCTATAACCCTTGGGACACCATCCACAACCTGCGAAAAAACTAATACCGTTTCGTCATTAACACCTATATCATAGGTAACTAGGACTGGTAGCCCGTGATAGTGTAAGTTAGGTAGCACTCTCTTGGACGAATAAAGTGCGTCATACTCTTTCTTGTAGATAGAACCCTCTAGCGACTGCTCGAACGCCTCCTCTGGTGTCGTAGGATACTCCTGCTTTATCTCGTAACCTAGCTCCTCATACTTAGACGCATACCACCACTTCTGTGAGTTAGTTAGTGTTATGCCATACTCCTGCTCAACCTTCGTAAAATACTCCCGCATCGCCTCATTTATATCTACTCTTGAGCTAAGGTTGCAGTCCGGGTCCTCCACCCAGCTGAGAAACACCGCCTGAAACTCTAGCTGGTTGAGGTCCCGGGAGAGTTTCGCTTTATTATACGCTTTAAGCCACATCTCGTAAAATAACCCGTTACGACCCTCAGCCGTGCTCTCGATAGTTATCTTATTATCCTTACCTACAGCCTGAAATGCACCAGTCTTTAGCTCTTTCGCCTTGTCTGGATATTTCTTAGCTATCTTACCTAGCTCGGACACGTGTAATCCCTGGAGTGTATCACCACGGAAGTTACCTATTTTTAGGATAGAGCCATTTGAGAACATCATACGCTTTGAGTTGTTCGCCACCAACTTAAGGTTCAGCAAGGTCTTTACGTCCGGATCTAAGTCCTCCCACATCAGTAGTGCCCTATCAGACAGCTTCTCAGCTTCGTCCTGACCATAGCTCTGGATACCAGCCTGAAATCCTGGCTTGAACAGGCAGTCATCTAGGTAATATGCCAGAAATAGCGTCGATATACCCTGCTGCCTGCTCTTAAGTATTATTTTGCGGTTGTGTTTAAACTGCGTAAGCACCTTGTTCTGGCTGTGATTTAGTGTCAATATCCTCTTAACGCCGTTCTTATCCCTGATTGTATAGAGGTTATTCATTCTCCACAACTTAGACCCGAGCTTACTATCCATAAACTCTTGTTGCTCTTGGGTGAGCGTTGTCTGTGCAGCCGAATATTGTTCTGTAAGCTCCCTAGACTTCAGCTCGTCGTTCTTATCCTCAGCAATCATCACGGAACCTATCCACCAAGTTCTGTATAGCTATGTTTATCACTGGAGTATTATCCTTAGGTCTTAAGTCTTTGTAAGTCGCCTCTATCGCTGTGACCGAACTAATAAGGTCCTTAAGCTCCTTAGTATCTCCAACCATCGACATCATATCTAGGGCATAATCTACGGCTTTCTCCTTGAACGAACTAATTTTCTCCAATATCCTAGTTACGCTCTCGTCCTGCTCTGCTTCGTTGAGGTCTTGCGTTGCTGGTTGAGCTATAGTTACTACCGCAGGCGTTAGGGTTGGTTCAGTCCTGGATGCAGGTGTTTTGTTAAGAGCTGGTATGATAGTAACTCGCGGCTTAGTTAGCCACTCAGGCTCTCCCAGCTGCTCCTTAGTAATTTTATACTTATCTAATATTGTATCTAGCTCAGCCCCTGCTTCATACTCTAACTTCATAAGGTTTAAGAGTGCAACTGGGACTGGCTTCGGTGCTTTAGCCACGGATACTCCTTTATGGTTTTTCTGTAAGTATAGCTAAGTTTAACTTAAGCTTTGCTTACGTAGCTAATGATAGCTAGAGTTGCTGGCCGTAGTTGATATTCTATTAAGTTTAATTAAAATTGTGTTGTAATTAAAGTTAATTGAATAATAATTTAGTGAAAATTTTTATATTTTTTGTATTAGGGATAAGCTGTTAGATTGATGAGGTGTGTCCGTTGCTATTATGTTAGATTGTGAGTAAGTTTGTTAAATTAAATTTAATTGAATAATAATTTGAAAAATTGTGTAGATTTTAGACGGTGTGTTGTAGTCTGTTAAAGGTGTGTTGTAGTCTGTTAAATTAAATTTAATTGAATAATAATTTGAAAAATTGTGTAGATTTTAGACGGTGTTCTGTCGTCTCCAACTCTACTCCCGCTTTGTCGCACCCACCTCCAAACTTAAGGTCCACTTAAAATAACTCTAAAATATTTCAATTCAATTTAATTATAGTTTCACGAGAAACATTATCGCAACTTCAACATTATTAAGCTTAATTTTACGTCTTGCTAAATTGCAATTTTGCTCATCAAAAATTTAAGCATTTCTTAAGCAAAATTATGCTATTCGCGTAACATATTATATAAGCATTTTAAAATATTTCTAACAAACATTATTTAATTAAGTTTAATTTAAGAGATTATATGTTATAATTCTTTTACATTTCAAAAGAAAGCGAGATAAAACAATGCAAGACGAGATTTTATATAATAAAATCGTAAAGAGAATAACAAAGTTAAATGTTAAATATGTAAAAGAATATAACGAAAAAATATTTAACATTTCTAAAAATAGCGTTAGCAATACAAAATTAGAAAATTGCTTAAGACACTTAGTTTTAAAATTAGATTTTAATAAAACTTTATTAAATAAAATAATGAATATGTATTTAATACAGAAGTCAGATATGTTTAACATAAAGCAACAATTATTCTATTATGTTAATAATGCTAAAATTGTAACTAGCGACGATAAAGAAAATCAAGTAGCTACAAGAAAAATATTAAATTATCTTTTTAGAAAATAATTTAATTAAGTTTAATTTAAGAGATTATATGTTATAATCTCTTTACAATTTAAAAGAAAGTGAGAAAAGAAAATGCAAAACGATAGATTTTCAGAGTTTGAGCAAACTTTAAATGCTATAAAATATAAAGTTGCTTTTGAAAAGCTAGAATTAATTAAAACTCTTAATGAATTAAGTAATGTTTTTGAATATGACTTAATTCACGCAAGCGATTTTTTAGATGAATATAATAAATTACTTGAAGCGTCAAAATATAATCATCAATTTAAAGATTTTCTATATCTTGAAAATTATTTATATAGTAATGTTTCAACGATGAAGTTAGCATTAAAAGCTAAACGATTAAGAATTGAGTTTAATTTTAGAAAAATACAAATTGAGCTTAATAAGCTAGAGATTTTTTATATTAATCAAAGTGCAAATTTTGATGAAATAAAAAATATTGACGAAAAAATCGTAATTGAGTTTATAAACTCTTTAGCGATATATGAAAATAAAATAATTGAAACGTTGCGACTTGATAGAGAATTAGACGATAATTATCTAGTTACAGAATTAATCTAATTTAGCTAACAAAGAGCAATTTAATTTAATTGCTCTTGATTAGCTAAAAAAAAATTAAGCTAGAGTTCTTTTCAGTTTTGTTTAAGCAAACTTATGTTATAATATAAGTTTTTCGATTATTATCAACATTTGATAATCGCTATCAACTTGACAAATTAGCGAAAATTATGCTATAATATAAGATTTTGCAATTTAGCATAATCAAATTAAATTGAGTTAAGTTTAATTTAAGTAAGATTATGTTATAATGTTTCTATTAAAGCAAAGTTTAGCTTTAATGAGAATATATCAAATTGAGTTAAGTTTAATTTAAGCAAGCTTATGATATAATCTCATTAAAGTTAAAGATTAAAGCGCGCTAATCAATAACTAAAATAAATTAAAGAAAGTGAGAAACAAAATGTTAAGTAAAGTTGAATTAGTTGAGAAATTAAATCAAATTGTTGAGAGTGCTAAACTCTCTAAAAGTGCAAAATCTGAGTTTGATAGTCTTTTACAAGAATTAACTACAAGAAAAGCAAGAGAAGTTAAGCACGCAGATTATTTTGATGAAAAAGAAAATTGCGTTATGCGCTTTTGCAAATATCATCAACGTTTTGAGCGAGATGATGAAATGATTAATAAAAAATCATATTGTAAAGCAGCATCTTTTATATCTAATCAAAGACGAAATGAAATTAAACGTCTTGAAAATGAGCTTTTATCTCTGATTGAAACAAACGCAGAAACTGAAAAAATAAGCGAGCTTGCAAACATAATCAAAGAGAAAAAAGCAAATATGCACGCGCCAGAAACTTACGATTATGAAAAAGATAAAATTTATTATCAAGAAAATTGCAAACAAAGACAAAGCAAGTCAGACGATAAAGAATAAATCAAAATTAAGCGCGCTGTTGCTTCGATAGCGCGCTTTTAAAACTTCAAATAACAAATCATATTACTTCAAACTAAAATCTCTTAAAATCAACGCTAGCTATCTTAAAAACGATTGTTAATATTTAGTAAATATTTTAAACAAATGTTAAATGATAATGATTATTAAAATTAAACTCAATTTAATGCTATCTAATATTATAATCATTATAAAGCAACTAATGTTAAATTGCATTTAATTACATTATAAAGCATTTAAATATCAAGCTAATACTATTATATCGCTATTGCATTAAAATGCAACTAAGCGCTTTAAAATGCTTGCAAACATTTAATTGCGTTTAATTCTTTAATCTATAAACTAGACTTGAGAAACTTATTTGATAGCGATTATCAAATAAGCTAATTTTAAGCTAAAAGTTACAAAATAGTAATAAATCGAAAAAATCACGGCGATTTAGCTAGTTGATTTATACGCTAACTATTGATATTACGCTGATAAATCAATTAAATCAATTAAATCAAAATAGAGTTATACTAAAAAAAAATGAAAATATAAGCGAATAAAAAAAAAGTTGATTTTTTGATTTTTTTTGATTTTTTGATTTATTTTCTGAATTTAATCTTAAACTTGATTTATTGATTTGTAACGATTTTACACACAATTATCAACTAACATTATATCTTGATAACATTTAATTGACTTTTAAGTTATTATCATTTTCTATCGCTTTATGATAAATAAAAATGATTATCAATTATCAAAATTTTTCGCTATCATTATTTGATAATCGTTATCAAAATGCCAGCCATATACACATACACACTATTAAAAATCCACATAATATAAGCACAATATACAGACCTCTAGGGAGTTCTCGCGCGGGCGCCTTGAGCAAAATCTCAACAGCTCCCAGAAAATCTCGCCCAACTCAACAGCAACTATCGGCGTCCAGAAATCTCAGCTTCCCTAGTTCAAGCCGAAATTATCCTTGGCAATCA